TTATGAGCAAGGGCAGCAAACAAAGACCGACTAATCACGATGCCTTTTCAGGAAATTTCGACAAAATTTTCACTGAAAAGCCTATTCGTGGAAGTTTCATCCAAGACCCTGAAACCGGCGAACTGGTGCTGAAAGATCAATATTACGCACCGTCGAATGCTTCGCACTATGTCATGCCAGACATTCAACCTTACCAATCCATGCAGACCGGCGAGATGATTACATCGAGAAGCCACCACCGGGCGCACCTGAAACAACACGGCTTAATTGAAATCGGCAACGAGATCAAAACAGCAATGACGAAACAACAGCCCCGTGATGACCGGGAATCGAGAAAACGTACTATTGCCAAGGTATTGTCGTCTAAAGGTTATTAGCTCCCACTGGCTTATTGTGTCCGCAGAGATGCGCCACGCCGACCGGAAGGTGGATATTCTGGGCGGCACAGATAGGAAAACCCTACCATGAGTGATTTACGCACCGCATTAGAAGAAGCATTCGCAGAAAAAGCCGAGGAAAGCACGGAAGTTAAGCCGGAGCCAACGCCAGAGCCAACACCGGAACAGACCGAACAGCCTCGTGACGAAGCGGGGAAATTTGCCAAAGAAGTTGAGCAAACAGAGCAAACTGAACCGACCCCACGCAAAGCCCCGTCCAGCTGGAAACCAGCGGCGCAAGAAGCTTTCCTGAAAGCTGATCGCGGCGAAGCCTTGACGCCGGAGGAAATCAAGCTGCTAACAGCAGAGGCAGAGCGGCGCGAATCTGACTTCCATAAAGGCGTATCCGAATTCAAGTCGCACAGCGAACGCGCAAAAGCCTACGATGCTGCCATTGCTCCGTATCAGGCTCACTTGCAGCGCTTGGGAGTAGATGCACCGACCGCCATTTCTGCCCTGATGCGTGCTGATACCATTCTTAGAACATCAGACCCGGTAACGAAAGCGCAGTATTTTTCCCAGTTGGCGAGAGAATACGGCATTGACCTGAACAGTGTACAGGAACCGCCACAACTCGACCCACAAACAAATTATTTAATGAGTGAGCTTCAGCAGTTGCGTAATCAGCAACAACTGTGGCAAAATCAGATACAACAGCAAGAGCATGCTAGGGCTAATTCTGAATTAACCAAGTTTGCGACTGCTGACAAAGCGCACTTCGAGGCAGTGCGTAACGATATGGCAGATTTGCTGGAAACCGGCAAAGCACAATCGTTAGAACAAGCCTACGATATGGCTGTATGGATGCGTCAAGATATCAGGCAATCCCTGTTAGATCAGCAACGCGCAGAAGCCCAAAAGAAAGCATTAGAGCAAGCACAAGCGCAAAAAGCGAGAACCGCTGCGGTAAGTGTGAAAGGCTCTAGTCCTGTTTCTGGTGGGGTTCAGCCCGGTACTAAAGGTTCGCTGCGGGACATTATTGCAGCGCAATTTGATTCTAACTGAAAGGATAGCCGATCATGGCCACTTTTGCAGGTTTAAGCGACGTTATCGCAACCACCATTCAATCCCGTTCCGGCACTTTAGCCGATAACACCACCAACAACAACGCACTGTTATACAAACTCAAAGAGCGCGGTAACGTCAAGCCGTTTTCCGGCGGTAACGTTATTCTTCAAGAGGTTATGTATAACGATCCGGCAACAGAAAATAGCGGGTCGTACTCAGGGTATGACATTATCGACATTACCCCGAACAGCCCCATTTCATCTGCTCAGTTTGATCTTAAACAGTATTCCGCTGCTGTTTCAATGAGCGGTCTGGAAATGCTGCAAAATGCTGGCAAAGAGCAGATCATCGACTTGCTAGAAGGTCGCGTTCAGGTTGCAGAAGCTCAACTGATGAACGATATCAGCGCTGGTATTTACTCAGACGGCACGGGCAACGGCGGTAAAGACATTACCGGCCTGGCTTTAGCGGTAGCGGCCTCGCCCGGTTCTGGTATCTACGGCGGCATTAACCGTACCAACTTCTCGTTCTGGCGTAACGTTGCTTTTGATGCTACTACCGACGGCGGCGCTGCTGCTTCTGTGGCTAACATTCAATCGTACATGAACCGGGTTGCTGTTCAGTTGGTGCGCGGTGCAGATCGCCCCGATATCATCGTTGCTGGCAATAACTACTATCGTTTCTATCTGGAATCGCTGCAAGCAATTCAGCGTATTACTTCGGAAACGTCAGCCGGTGCCGGTTTCACTAGCCTGAAATACTTCGGTGCTGGTTTCAACTGCGACGTGTATTTGGATGGCGGTATCGGTGGTCAATTGAACACTAACCGCATGTATTTCCTGAATACAAAATATCTGTTCTTCCGTCCCCACCGTGACCGTAACTTTGTGCCTATCGGCGGCGACCGTATGTCCGTCAACCAGGACGCAATGGTGCGTATTATCGGCTGGGCAGGTAACTTGACCAGTTCTGGCCCTCGTTATCAAGGCGTTCTGACTGACTAAATAAACGGGGCGTAAGCCCCTATTTCTGAAAGGAATTAAAATGGCTGCACCGTTTACCGTTTCCCCGGTTTTGGGGTGTGATTTCAATACCATCACTCTGGCCGCTGATGTTGGCCCCACTTCTGGCGCAGAAGATGCACCGCAATTGGGTACTCAAGCTCTTGGCTCTGATGGTCGTCGTTATGTTTATGCACAAGCTAACGCGACTATTACCGCCTCGACCGCAGTATGTACCGTCAACGCCACCACGTTTTTAGTGACTGCTACGGGTGGTTCATACCGCTCTCCTGCGGTTGCTATGGCGACTGGTGATCGTGGCTGGTTCTCTGCTGCTTCTGTTTAAGGAGTAGATTATGAGCTACCCTTCACGGTGTATGGGTGTCGGAATGGCTGCTGCACTAACCGAACAGGTGTGTGGCGACGTTCAAGACAACGTGACTGCTGCGGGTTCAACTCAAGGCACGGCAACCCTAGTAACTGGCGCTCATGTCATAGTAACGACAGCGGCAGCCAGCACTGGTTTTATTTTGCCTCCGGCTGAACCTGGTGCAGAGGTTACTGTGAAAAACCTTGGGGCTAACGCTGTCTTAGTCTATCCGGCAACGGGTGGTGCTATTAACGCTTTAGCTGCCAATGCTGGTTTTTCAGTTGCAGCGGCTGGTCAAGGTCGTTTTTTAGGTCGAAATAACCTTAACTGGGTTACGTATTAAGGGCAGGGGCTTTATGCCCCTGTTTTATCAACGCCTTCGGGCATTTTTAGAAAGTCGATATGAGCAATCCTCAATCCGGCAGTTTTGTAGAGTTTTTCATGGAATCCGTTGAGCTAAAGTACGAAAGCGAAAAGGCTGGCCGTCCTATTTTTAAAGAAATGCCTTTCATTCGTATTCAACACCCCGGTGATCGTTTGAACATTCTCGAAGTAAAAGCAGACGACCACTACAAACAAAAATATAGCCGCCAGTGGCGTGAATTTGAGGCGGGACTGGCTGGAGAAGTGATCGGAACGCCTTTGTCACAATGGCCGCAGGTAACAAAGTCTCAGTGTAAAGAAGCCGAGTATTTTGGCATTCGCACTGTTGAAAACTTGGCCGAAGTCAACGATGCTGCATTACAGCGTATTGGTATCGGCTGGATGGAATTACGCAAGAAAGCGCGTGATTATCTTGCGGCAGCGGCAGGGAATGCGCCAATTAGCGCGTTGCAGGCTGAAAACGAAAAGCTCAAGCAAGAATTTGAAGCGCTGAAAGCTTCATTGCAAAACCCTGAAATCAAACGCAAACGACAAATCAAAGAGGAAGTCGAGGAATAATGAATTACACCCTGCTCGAACTGATACAACAAGTGACCGGCGAGTTGGGGTTATCAAGTCCGAGCTTTGTTGTCGGCAATACAGACCCGCAGGTCGTTCAATTGCTGGCGCTGGCAAACAGGCTCGGACGTGACATTTCTCGGCAATATGAGTGGCAGAAGCTAAATAAAGAGTACAGCTTCACCACGGTACAGGGGCAGTCGCAATATGCACTGCCTACTGACTGGCTCAGACAAATACCGCAGACCGAATGGGACAGAACGTCACGATGGCCGCTGATAGGTCCTGCGACTACTCAAGAGTGGCAGATATACAAATCAGCCATTATCAGCCAAGGCCCCAACCTTCGTTTCAGAATAGCCAATAACTTCGTCGAGGTTGACCCCGCTACTGGTGATCTTAACCTTTCGTTTTTCTATGTCTCGAAAAACTGGATTGATGCTGGCGGCGGTGTTTATCGGTACAAATACCAAGCGGACACAGACGTATCAATGTTTGATGATTCGCTGATGCTAACTGGTCTAAAAGTACAATGGAAGGCCGCGAAAGGCTTGGATGCAAGTTTTGACGTTTCCGAGTTTCGCGCCATGTTTGATACCATAAAAGCGCAGGATAAATCGGCGCAAAAATTGTCACTTGGCTCATTCCCGCGTAATATTCTGTTGACCGAGTGGAACATTCAAGACGGAAATTTCCCAGGCTGATATGGCAACAGCACGCGCTACCTCTATCCCCGCCCCAGTTGGTGGTCTCAATGACCGCGACAGCATTGCCGACATGCCTGCTCAGTATGCGTTGATTCTTGATAACTGGTGGCCGTATCCGGGTTACTTAGGCATCAGAAAAGGTAGCGCAAACCACGTTACCGGCTTTACAAACCCGGTACAAACGCTGGTCGAGTATCTTCCAACGTCAGGCGTATCTAAGCTATTTGCAGCGGCTGGCGGGTCTATATTTGACGTTACAACCGCTGGAACGCTTGGCGCGGCAGTCGTTACCGGCCAAACTTCGGCGCAATGGCAAGATGCTAACGTGACGACCGCTGGCGGGTCTTTTCTGTACCTGGTGAACGGGGTAGATAAGCCTCAGTTATTCAACGGCACCACCTGGACGGCCATTGATGGTGCGTCGTCGCCTTCGATTACTGGCGTGACGACTACCAGCCTGGTGCATGTTTGCGTGTTTAAGTCGCGGCTGTACTTTGTCGTTAAAAACAGCATGACGGTGGCATTTCTGCCGGTTGGTCAGGTTGGGGGCGCTGCTGGCACTCTTGACTTGTCCAGTGTATTCAGGAATGGCGGCTCAATTCAGGCTTGTTATACATGGACGGTTGACGCTGGCGCTGGCGCTGACGATCACTTTGTCGTGCTATCGACCAACGGAGAGGTTGCGGTGTACCGGGGGAGTAATCCGGGGTCTGGCGGTGATTTTTCGATCATTGGAGTGTTTCAGCTTGGGCGACCACTCGGCAGACGTTGCGCGGCAAAATACGGTGGCGATCTGGCTGTTAATACGACCGAGGGTGTCTTTCCTTTGGGTAGAGGGTTATTGTCTGCCAGCGTCGATAGACGGGTGGCGTTGACGGACAATATACAGAATAGTGTCTCAATAGCGGCAAATTCTTTCTCGTCGGCATTCGGGTGGCAATTGTGCCTTACCCCTGAAGAAAACATGATGCTATTGAACGTACCAGCCACTGGAGGGGCGTATCAGTTTGCTCAAAACACAATAACCGGCGCATGGACTAAGTTCACCGGCTGGAATGCGAACGTGTTGTTGCGTGCCTCAACTGGGCTTTATTACGCAGACAACACCAAAGTCTACAAAGCGTGGGTGTCAAATGTTGACGTATCTGCGCCCATACAAGCTGATTGTTTGCCCGCCTTCGGTTACTTTGGCAATAAGGCATTCAACAAGTATTTCACGATGGTGCGCCCGTACATTTTAACGAGCGGAAACCCGACTGCGTTATATGGGCTGAATACAAACTACTTGGCACAAGACCCACAAGGTACGTTAAGTTTTGTCGCACCTACGGGTATGGTGTGGGGTTCAATGACATGGGGTTCAATGGTTTGGGGCGGCGGGTTACGTTCGACGACTGGCTGGAATACTGTCGGGGCGGTGGCAAACTCTGCCGCACTAAGGCTTAAAGTGCAAAATAACGGGGCAGAAGTACGATTCACCAATGTCGATTATGTCTACCAGCCTGCCAACTCTGTGCTTTGACGCCGAAATAGTCGGGAAATGGGTGCTTGAGAAAGCAGGCGGCGAATGGACGCCTAGACGCGGCACTGCTATTGGCCAGATTAAAGACGGGAAATTAAACGCTGGCGTAGTTTATGAGGATTACTCAGGAACGAATATCTTTTGCCATATCGCTGGTGAAGGAAACTGGGCGAACAGAAAGTTTTTAGGAATAATCTATGATTACCCATTCAATCAGTTAAACGTCAAACGAATTACGGTTCCGGTAGCATCAACGAACGAAAAATGTATAAAACTTGTCAGGCAAATGGGGTTTGCGTTAGAATCCACATTAGCGCAGGCTATCCCTGATGGCGATATATATTTGTTCCGAATGTTCAAGGACGAATGTAAATATATTAAAGGGAAAAAGTATGCGGTACTTTCATGACCAGCCTGATTTGCCGATCAATGCATTTCGCAAAATTGGCGTATTAAGCTACCGTCCTGTAACTTTAGAGGGCGGCAAAGGAAGCGCACCACCAGCACCGGATTATCGTTCTGCTGCCGAGGAAACTGCTCGCGGTAATTTAGAGGCCGCAAAATACGCTACCCAAGCCAATCGTATCAATCAATATACACCCTGGGGTTCACTGACTTATACCAGAAAGCCTACTGGCAGCCTAAATACAAGCGCTTATAATGCGGCACTTGATCGTTATTATAAAAACCTAGAAGCGTACAATTCTGGTCAGCCTCAATCATCTAATGATTTAAGTTTACGCGGTCGTATTGTATCTGGCGCAATAAGTGGCGCGCCTCAAAATGGAGCAGGTGGCCCACCTGTTCGCCCAAAAGAAGAAGATTTCATGACCCAAGGCGAGCAATGGGAACAATATACCGATCTGACCCCGGAAGCCCAAGCCGCACTTGACGAGCAACTAGCGCTCAATCGAAAATACGGCGAGGTTGCCAATCTTGGTTTTGACCGCGCTCGCCGGATATTTGAAAACCCTGAGCTAGATGTCAGCGGTTTACCAACTAGAGGTATCAATGTCGGACAGACCGCGCAAGATGCGATCTTGGCCAGACTTAGGCCGCAACTGCAAGCGCAAGAAGAAGCCACCCGGCAACGATTGGCTAATACCGGCATTGGCTTGGGTTCTGACGCATTCTCGCGTGAGATGGCGATGCAAAACCAGCAAGCTAATGATCTGATGACGCAAGCTGCAATGCAGGGTATCAGTCTTGACCAGGCTAACCGTGCGGCGGCGCTTCAAGAACAGGCTTATCTACAAGACCGACCGCTTAACCTGATTAACGCGCTACGCTCTGGCAATCAAGTGCAAGCGCCTCAGTTCCAGCAGTTCGCATTGCAAAACGCTACGCAAGGCCCTGATTACCTGAATGCTGCTAATGCTCAATATGGCGCACAATTGAACGCCTACAACGCCGAGCAAGCCTCTAGCCCGTTGGGCGGCATTTTTGGATTAGGGATGGGAATTGCCGGGCTTCCAATGAAAGGCGGCGCATCAATTGGAGGTTCTTTCCTTGGCAAAAAATTTCCTGGCTTGTTTGGACCATAATCATGACAGACTACGAACAACAACTGCAACTAGCGCGTGAAAGAGCATTACGCTACGGCCAGCAAGCTCAATACCAAGCCCCGCAAGGCCGCATGGTGGGGAATATATACGTTGCCCCTAACCCGCTTGAATATCTAGCCGCTGGCCTTCGTTCGCTCGGCGGTATGCGTGGGCAACAAATGGCGCAAGAAGAAATAACGCAAATCGGAAGTGAAAGAGAAAAAGCTTTAGCTAACGCGCTTCGCGGTTTCACCGAAAAAGCGTTAGGCCGACCGGCTGAAGTATTGCCGCCCGATGTTGCTGGCCCACCAAGACCCGCAGAGCCACAAGATATGCCAGGCGCTTATAGGGCACTAATGGGTGCGCCTGATGCTGGCTACCGTCAGGCGGGTTTTACTGGCGCGGCAAATTTTGCCCAACAACAAGCCGAACAGCAACGCAAAGCGCAAGAAAATCAACGCTTAATGTCCATTCTGCAAAGCTCAACGCCACAGCAAGCCATAGCCGCTGGTGTTCCGGTAGAAACCGTGAAATCTTATTATGAATCGCGCAATTTTGGGCGTGATAAGGTTCAATTTAAGGATGTTGACGGTCAATTAGTGCCAGTAACTGAGTTCGGTGATATACCTGCAAACGTGACCCCGTTACAAAAAACAGGCAACCCATACAAGGATATGCTTATTCGCGGGGCTGATGGTGAACTTGTAATAAATCAGCCGCTTGTGCAAGCAAAGGGAACAGTTGCTAGAGCCGGACGCTCAATGGTCACTGTAAATAACAAAGGACCGGAGGCTTTTGATGTTGAATTAGCTAAACTTGATGCAAAACAACTTGATCAATGGCGCGACAAATCAGAGCAAGCTCGTTCGTCTTTATCTACGGCGCAAAGATTAAAAGCGGCAGAAGAACAAGGCGCTTATTCTGGTGGTTTGGCAGATCAAAAATTGGCGGCAGCAAACCTTATTAACGGAATTACTGGGGTCAACCCTAAAGGGTTAGTAGGTTCGCAACTATACAACGCAGAAGCGAGCAAGTTGGTTCTTGAACATATTAAAGGTCTTGGTGCTAACCCATCTAATGCTGATCGTGAGTTTATAGAAAAAACGGTTCCCAGGCTTGCTACCAGCAAAGAGGCTAGGGAGGCAATGGTTGATTTTATTGAACGGTCTGCTATCCGCACTATTGATACTTATGATCAAATGGATATTTACGCTAGGCAAAACAGGGGGCTAAAAGGATTCAAATTTCCTGAAGCAACTCCCGGTAAACCTGGGCAAACTGGACAACTATCACCACAAGACCAGCAAGCTATTGATTGGGCAAATGCCAACTCAAATGACCCGCGTGCCGCTGAAATCAAACGTCGCCTTGGGGTGAAATAATGGCTAAATTTGACCCAGATGCTTATTTAGCCTCACAAAATTTTGACCCAGATGCTTATCTTGGCAAAAAACAGACCAAACCGTCATTCGGAGAAATGCTTAAACAAGAAGTAATGGGTTCACTGCCCGTACAAGGCACTTTAGGGGCTATACGCGAAGCTTCTAACATTGGGGCGACGTTGCTAAAGCCAGTAGATGTAGCGGCTGAATACCTGTCTGAAAAAACAGGGGTTGGCGGGTTCAAACAATTTGACAGGCGCTCGGCAGTGGAGGAAGGGCTTAAAAGCCTGGGCGCTGACCCTGAATCTTTTGGCTACCAAGGCGGCAGATTCGCTACAGCAATAGCGGGAACCGCTGGCGTGCCTGCCTTACTTGCAAAAGGCGCTCAAGCATTAAGAGCCGCGCCTGCCATAGTCAATGCGCTGCGTGGCGGCGGTTTAGTGTCGCCCGGTATTCGAGGCGGTATGGGTGCTACGCTTGCAAACGCTGGATTACGATTGCTTAGCGGCACTGCTACCGGCGCTACTGCTGCTGGTTTGATTAACCCGGAAGATGCTGACACTGGTGCCATTTTTGGCGCTGCATTGCCTGCGGCTGTTCGTGGTGCTGGAATGGCTGGGCAGGCAATAGGTTCTGCAATTCGTCCAGATGTTAATAATCCGTTAGTAAAAAAAGCATTAACCGCCGGTGCCCCACTTGGTATTGCTGATTTATCTGAAAATGCAATGGTCAAAGGAACGCGATCATTTTTAGCTGACCTTCCAATAATTGGCAGACCTGCAAACGCGGCTGCAAAAGCAAAACAGGAATGGTTTAATCGTCAGGTAGGGAAATCTTTTGGCGCTGAGTTTGACAAACTAACACCAGACGTTATGGACGACGCGAGTAAGAGGTTGGGCGCTGAATTTGATCGTTTGTGGGGGAATAATAAACTTGCGCTAGATTCAAAATTTATTGATGACGTTGTGAGAATACAACAGGACGCGGCTGAAAAACTTAACCCGGAACAAGCAACGCAAGTTAATAAGCTAATTGCAAACTTGCTTCAAAGGCAAGAAAAAGGCGCAATACCCGGTAATTTTGCCAATAATTGGCAATCTGAATTAAGAATGGTCGCCGAAAGCGAAAAAGGGTTGCATCAAAAATTATTAGGCGATCTTAGAAAATCCGCGCTATCCGCATTTAGTCGCGGACTAACGCCGGAGGATGCTGCTGCGCTGACTATGACAAAACAGCAATACCGAGCATTCAAAACGGTAGAACCTTTGCTGGCAAAAGGTGAGGTTGGAGTTGCTGGTAGAGAAATGGGCGATGTTCCTGCCTCATTATTGCCTAATGCTGTATTTCAGCAATACGGAAGGGGAGCAAGCAACACTCCACTAGGCGAAGCGGCGCAAATGGGGTCTAGGTTTGTTGCTGATCGTGTCGCGCAAACAGGCGGCAGTCCGCGAGCTTTTGCTCAAAATACTTTAGGTAGCGCTTTTGCTGTTGGCTCTTATTTTGACCCAAGAATATTAGCAACGGCTCCTGCTGCTTATGGTGTAAGTTCAGCATTAAATAGCCCGGCTCTGGCTAGAAGATTAGCATCTCAAGCAAGCCCACAAAATCAAGCTTTGATTAACGCTTTAAGACAATCTTTGCCAACTGCTGTTCCTGTTTTAAGTACCCAATAAAGGAAAAAAATGTCACGTAACGGAAGCGGAGTATACAGTCTACCAGTGAATAGCTGGAACCCTGCTATCAACGGGGTTTCCGCTACTGCGGCAGACTGGCAAAACCTGGCTAATGACATAGCGGCAGCGCTTACGCAGTCGCTTTCGGCTGACGGCCAAACGCCGATAACCGGGAACCTGCCCATGACCGGAAACAAACTGACCGGGCTTGGTGCTGGGTCTGCCACCGGCGATTCTGTACGCTGGGAACAATTATTTAGCCAAGGAACGCCACAAAACCTGGCAAGCGCGGCGACTACGGACATAGGCGCGCAGAACTCGGTATTTTTGAACATAACCGGCACGACGACCATAACCAGTTTTGGCACGAACTATAACGGACCGCGATATATACGTTTTGACAGTGCGCTTACGCTGACCCATAACGCTACTACGCTGATACTTCCCGGCGCGGCTAACATCACCACGGCAGCAGGGGATAGCGCTATTGTAGTGCCGATCGGAAGCCCTGCTAACGGGTGGAGGGTTGCTGGTTATCAAAGGTCAGATGGTAGTCCTTTGGCTATACCTAATGGTTCTGTCACTCCAGCTAAATTATCCACTGGTGGTTTATTTTGGGATACAAGTGGCAATGTTGGCATTGGGACGATTTCACCGTCAGTCTATGGGCTTCATGTGGCAAAGCCTTCTGGAGCCACTGGCCTGGTAGTTTCTAGCGGGGCGAATAACGGTGAATTTGTTCAGATCGGTACTAGTCTTTTTGTGGCAAACACCACAGCGGCTGGAGTCACTGCATTTTTCAATAACGGCGCGACACGGTTTCAAATAGCCCCTGACGGCTCTCAGTTATCCGTCATACCGGGCGGCACGGCTCTACTGCCTCAATTTGCCTGCCGCGCATGGGTGAACTTTAACGGCACTGGCACTGTAGCTATTCGTGCAAGTGGGAATGTGTCGAGTATTACGGATAACGGGACAGGTGATTACACGGTGAACTTCACTACTGCGATGCCTGATGCGAATTATTCGTTCAACGTAACAGGTGGGCCGGCAAGCATAGCTTCCGGAAACCAAACGTGGATGTCACAAAATGCGACCACTAACCCGACCACGACCTCTTTCAGGATTTTGTCTCAAAGCATGGGGGCCGGCGGTTCAACGTACACGAACACCGATCCTAGTTTCGTTCACTGCGCCGTCTTCCGCTGACCCGAGGACTCCACCATGAACCAAGTAATCCTTTACAAACAAGACAACGGCGTGGTCGCCATTATTCGACCAACCGAAGAAGCGCTAAATCTGTACGGTATTGAAGCCATTGCACTCAAAGACGTTCCAGCGGGAAAACCTTACAAGATCGTGGACGCCTCCGAGATTCCGTCTGACCGCAGCCAGCGTAATGCGTGGACTGTTGACGATGCGGAACTTACGGACGGCGTAGGCGCTGAATATGACACATTCCCGGAGTAACTTATGCTAATTAAAATTGATCCAGCAAAAATTCCACAGCCTGACCCTAAGCTAGTAGGCATTGAGTTTGAAGGCGTCATGTGTAGTGCAACAATGTATGACCAGAGTGCTTTACTTGCAATTCTTGTAGCATGCCAATTGCAGGGAGCTAACTTCCAGCCTACGCGCTTTGAGTTTGCCAACGGGAACTCGTTGGTAATTACTAAAGACAACATCCAAGCTTTCATTACGGTTTGGATGCCTTTTCGGCAATCGTTCTTTTTGCCATGAAACTTTTTTTCTGCACAAATGACCTGCCCGCAGCGGTGGCAATCCGAGTGTTTACTTGGAGCGATTGGAGTCATGTCGCGATTGTTGACGGCGATGAGATCATCGAGGCAGTATGGCCGAGGGTTAAGGTTTCAAAACTTGATAACGTGCAAAAGTGGTACAAGCGCTGGGCGCTGGCTGAAGTAAAGACTAGAAACGATGCTGAAATAATTAAGGCAGCACGGTCTCAGGTCGGAAAGCCTTATGATGTCGGCGCTATTTTTGGATTTGTAGCAAGGCGTAATTGGGAAAAAACAGACAAGTGGTTTTGTTCTGAACTTGTTGCATGGGCATTTTCACAAGCTAACGAACCATTGTTTAGACCTGGCACGTTTTCAAGAGTTACCCCACAACATATTTGGATGATTAGCAATAGAGAGACATTATGAACGAGATTCAACCACCACAAAAGATGACGATTCGTTATGAAGTGCCTATTACTTGGCTGATAGGCGGTTTTGGTGTTGTTGCTTCATCTTTGTTTTACGCAGGGTGGCAGGCCGCTGATCTGAAAATTCAACTAGAAAGCGCGGTTCGTTTGGGCAAGGAAGTGATGCAAAAACAAGACGCAATGACTAAAGATTTGATGGAACTGAAGGTTAAAGACCAGCTTTTTGACGCAAAAATTGTGCAGATTGAGCAAAGGCTCGGCAAGGTGGAAAAATGACCTATTTGATTA